CGGCACGCGGTCAGCGCGCAAGAGCGCGTCGATTGGGTCCGTCTCCGCGCGCGGATTCCAGGTGAACCAGAGCTCACTGCCCGGTTTGCGGATCGTCGGGCGAAGGAGGTCGAGCGAGCGCTGCGAGAGCGACTGCGCCTCCTCGACCCACGCGCAGTCGTAGCCCTCGAGCGACTTGATCGAGTCCGCCGTGTGGTTCTGCATCCCTTGGAAGATGATGCGCCCGGTGCCGTGCCTCGCCTTGATGACGGCCTCTTGAATCTCGAAGTACGCCGACGCGCCGAGCGCCTCAATCTTCGCTTCGATGAGGCGCTTCACCGATTGGTTCAAGCTCTTCTGCACCTCGCGCACGCACACCGTCGAGCGGTTCGCGTCGAGGATGTGCGCCTCGACGAGCGCCTCGGCGAAGGCGTGCGACTTGCCCGAGCCGCGCCCACCGTACGCGCCCTTGTATCGCGCTGGCTTCAAGAGCGGCGCGAACCAGCGCGGCGTCTCAATCTTCAGCGTCGTCTTTGCGGCTGCCATCGACAATCACCCTTTCGATGCGCGCGAAGAGCGGCGAGCCGTCCGGCCCGGAGTGCTCCAGCTTCTGCGTCTCGCTCCACCGGCCCTGCGTTTTCAGGAAGAAGATGGCCGAAGTCGTGTCGCCTGCGCGGGCTTTCTGAATGAGCCCCTGCGCGATGTGAGCGATCGCTTTCGACTTCCCTCTTTTGTAATGTTCGAGAATCTCCGGGTTTTTCTCCGCGAGAGCGTAAAACGTCGTGCGACCGATGCCGAAGTAGTCCGCGAGCTGCTCGATGGAGAGGAACGCCGCGAGCGTCTCAATCTCGCCGCGTTGCTTCTCGGTCAGCGTCTTCGCCGGGCGTCCTGCTTTGCCGTTGGCCATCAGGACACCGTACCACGCGACGCCTTGCGATGCTCCTCGCGGAGAATCTTCGGCGCGGTCGCGTGCCAGTTAATTGCGTGGTGGATGCGGTAATGCGGAGAACGCGGGTCGCCGAGTTCGCTGATCTTCACGCAGCTCGGAGCGTACATCACCGAATAGAAGCTCTTCATGTAGGTTCCAGAGTCGAGGTAAAGCTCCGTCATTCCGCCTGCGTTCGACTGTGTTGAAAGCTGGTTGACCTGAACCTGCATCGACGTGAAAAAAACACGCCCTCGACGGCCTTCGCATGTATACGTGTTCACGTCTTCGTTGATACGTCCGCTGAACGTAAACGGACGTTCGATGTCACAGACGAACGAGTTCATCGCTTTTCGCGTAAGCCTTGGCTGCGTTCCGTACCCTCCGCCGATGTGGTCTCCGCCCTGGCTCATGGCAAGAGATGCGACGGGTGTCGACGAAACGAAGTCGACCATTGTTTCAAGTACGTCGTCGAGCGTGTGCTTCAATCTCGGGGTGTTTCCATAGTTCAGCTTCGAGTTGAATCGAATGTAAAATCCCGAGTTGTAATCGTCATCGAGCTGGATGAAGTACCTAATTCCGAGCTGGCGCGCAAAGCCCCACGTCGCGTTCCTGGCGTAGATGATTGCGCGCCGGTCGTTGAAGTTGTCGCCCTCGTCGAACGTCTTCGCGATCTCAGCCTTCGAGAACGTGAGAACGCAAGCTCCGAACCTGCGCCTGTACTCGTCCGCCGTCTTGTCCTCATCGTCAATGACGATGAAAACCTTGCCCGTGTAGCCTGCCTTCATGAGCGTGTCGTAAGTGAAGACCTTGTCGGGCCTCCCGTGCGTGAGGATGAACGCCGCAAAGTCATCCCTCATCGGAGAAGCCCTCCGAGTCGGCGAGCTTGCCGAGGCGCTCCGTCATGCGCACGAATCCGTTTTCAATCGCCTTGTCAAAGTCGATGATGACGAGCGCCGAGCGTTCAAAAAGATTCTGCACCTTCTCGTCTGAGTGCGCGTAAAACTCGGCGATGTTGCGGAAGTTGAAGACCGTGTGACGCTCGGCTGCAAGACGAAGAAACGCAGCGGCTTCCTTTGGAAGTCCCGCCGCGTCGATCTCTTTGACGAGCTCAAGCGTCTTCGCGTTGTCGAAAAGCTCGGAGACCTTCGGCTTCTCGCCCTTGATTTCGTAGATTGGAGCCTTGATCTTCTTCGTGTAGGTGTCGCCGTCGAGGTCGCCCGCTTTCTCTGCTCCGTCGGACGAGGCCTGCGCGAGCTCGTCGCCGTCAAACCCCGTCAGCTCCAAGTCGAACCCAAGCTCGCCAAGCTCCCCGAGCTCGAGGGCGAGAAGCTCGGAGTCCCACTCTGCGAGCTCCGCCATGCGGTTCACCGAGATTCGGAACGCCTTCACCTGCGCATCGCTCATGTCGTCGGCGAGCACGACGGGCACCTCGGCGAGCCCGAGCTTCCGCGCGGCCTTCATGCGAAGGTGCCCGTCGACGACGAGCCCGTCGGACTTCGCCACGATCGGCACTCGAAAGCCGAACTCCTTGATGGCGGCGGCCACCCGGTCGACGGCGTGGTCGTTCTTTCGCGGATTACGGGCGTAATCGATAAGCCGCTCAAGCGGCCAGAGTTCAGTCTTCACGGGTCTCTCCTGACGGCAGGGTCGGCGCGTCATGCGCAGGTACACGATACCACGCCCCCTTCGTCGCGCCCACCTTCTCGACGAGCCCACGCCGCCGGGCTTCGGCCAGCGCCTTGTGCGTCGTCGACCTGCCCCACCCGAGCGCGGCGCGGATAACCTCCGTCGTGGCGCGCCCTTGCCCCAAGGACGCCGTTCTGACGACCAGGGCGAGGCGAGCTAGGGCGGCGTCGTCAAAGCCGCCCTTGCGCCCTCTGGGGCGAAGCAATGGGGTCATGGCGCACCGAGGGCGGCGAGCACCCCGATGAACGCCCCGACCGCCGCAAGGGAGCCGGTGACGACGAGCGCCTCGAGGATGGCGGCGCGGACCATGCCGCGGCGGGGTGGGGGGAGCCTCACGCGACACCTCGCATCCGCAGGCACGCGGCGAGGAGGTCGCGGAGCTCGGGGTCGGTGACGACGGCGAGGAGGCCGCGGAGGTCGGCGAGGGTGGCGGCGTTGCCGCGGAGGCGGATCATGTTCTGTTTTCTTTCAGGCGTTGTCGGCATCGTAGGTGGCGAGGAGCGAGCGCATCTCGTCCACGTTGCCGTCGACGTACACGTCGAGGCCGGAGGTGTGCGAGATCCAACCCTCGTGGCTTGCGTTCAGCGAGTCGCGGAGCTGCTCCCACGTCGCGAGACCGGCGAAGTCGCCCGCCGAGTTGATGAGCGAGAAGGCGTTTCCGTCGGAGTCGGTGGCGATGTCGTTCGTGTTCATGGTTCGCTTCTTTCAGTTTCCGGCGGTCTCGCCGTGGTGTGCAGTCGTTATGCAACGGAATCGGGAGGCATGCAAACTAAAAAAGCATCGGGTGTGCGTTTTTCTTTCTTCGTATCTCCAACGCGCTGCGCAACGTATGTGCGTCAAACTCCCCTAGTCTCGTCCGCATCGTTGCCCCTATTGCCCCTCCCCTAAAGGGGAGGAGGGGCAGGGAGGGGCAGACCCGACGCCTTGCCCCCGATCGCCCCTGGGGCGTGAAAGGGGCAATAGGGGCAATAGGGGCATCACATCTTGAGCTTCCCGACCATGGCGGCAACCATCATGAGGTCGTCGGCGACGAGCCACCCGTGCTCGTGAGCGGTGATGCACCCGGCGGCGATGAGGCGCGAGATGATCCCGTCGTCCCGACTCGGGTCGAGCTGGTTCCGCACGGTGCGGTCCGAGAACGCGCAGTTCTCGACCATCCAGGTCTTCAGCGCGGAGCGGCTGACGTAGGGGCGATCGCCCCGCATCTCCATCCCGCCGAAGGCCCAGGCGCGCTCGAACTTCTGGCGTGCTTCGTCGACCTTGCTTGGCTTTTTCCGCACCGGCGCCACGTCACCTTCCGCCGCCGTCAGCACGGCGGACGTCACGCCGACCCCGTCCTCGTCGAACCAGCCCTCAATCTGCACCGAGAGGAGCTGCGCGTGCACGGGCGCCGCAAGCTCGGCGTCCTTGCTCTTCCGCTGGACGATCTGAAGCGGCCCGCCATCCTTCCCGGGCACGACGGAAATCTCGATGTCGAGCGCCCCGCGCCAAGCCGACGACCCGCGCGCCCGGTGTTGCGCCTCCTCGTTCACGCCGGTGTGGTGCACGAGGACGACGGAGCACCCGAACTCGCCCATGAGCCGAGCGCAGGCGTCGAGCATCCGCCGGGCGTCCTGGGAACTGTTCTCGTCTCCGGAGAGAAACCGGTGCAGGGTGTCGACAATGATGACGCCGGGACGCTCGGGGAGCTCGCGGATGGCGAGCGCGACGCGCTGGTAGCCCTCCGGCGTGTCGAGGTCGCACCCGGCCTTCGAGAGCCACATGCGGAGCGACTTGACGCCGTGGTGCTGCTTCCACGCTGCGACGCGCCCCCTAAGTCCGTGGTGCCCCTCCCCGGCGAGGTAGACGACGGGGCCGGGGCGGACCTTGCAGCCGTTCCAGTCTTCGAGCCCCGCCGCCATGCGAAGCGCCCAGTCGAGCACGGCGAAGGTCTTCCCGCCGCCGGACGGGCCGTGCACCATGATGAGCGCATCCGCTTGCCACCATCCCTTGACGAGCCAGGAGATCGGGGCGGGCTTCGAGGCGAAGTCGTCGGCGGGGATGAGCCAGGCTTCGCGGGCCGGCACCAGCAGCGCGGCGAGGTCGTGACCCGCTGCGCGGTAGTCGTTCGCGTCGCCTGGTTCCGGCGGCATGACGACGCGCGCCCCGTGCTTCGCCGCCGCTTGCTCGGCGTAGCGTTGCCCGACCCCGCTCGCGTCGTTGTCGGCGACGATGACGATGTCGGCGGTCGCCCCGAGCTTCTCCCTCCAGATGCCAGCCACGGGGACGAGGTTGCTCGCGGAGTAGGCCACGACGCAAGGGCGACCCGTCACCTCGTGAATCGTTGCGGCGGTTGCGAAGCCCTCGGCGATGTAGACCGTCCCCGGGTCGTCGAAGACGCCGACCGCCCAGAAGCGACCGCCGACGGCCCCGCCTGGATGGTAACGCTTCTCGCCCTCGTGCGTGATGTACTGGAGCGAGCAGAGCTCGCCCTCCATCGAGTAGATGGGCGCGAGCAGCCGTCCGTCGGGAGCGATGCGGAGTCCGTGCGCGCGAACGCCCTTCCGCGCGAGGTACGGGTGCGTCTCGTCGGCACCGGGACACGACGCCCAGATGCCCTCGACCATCTCCTTCGCGATGGCGCGCGTCCGCTCGAGCTCCTCGTCGCGGGCCTTCTTCGCCTCGGCGATGCGGCGCGTGTACGCCGTGTGGTCGGCGTCGGTGAGCTCGCGCCCCGCCTGCGCCCTCCACGGCACGTCGAGGCCCGTCTTCCAGTCGCCGAAGCGCCCCGCCGGGATGCCGTCGGGGAAGAAGATGTACCACGCCGTCTTGTCCATCCGCTTGCGCGGGTTCGTCGAGAAGCGGTGCAGCTTGCCGTCGAGGTGCACGGTCTCCGGCGGCGTGAGGCCCGCGTCGAGCATCGCCTCACGCGCTTGCATCTCGGGCGGGTCCGGCGGAACGAGCGGCGTCACGTTTGCCGGGATGAAGGCTTGTCCTCCGAAGTAGCGGGTGAGGTCAGCCATCGATCTTCTCCACTGCGCCCGTGGTCGTGAACTTGAACACGCACACATCTAGCCCGCTCGCGCGGTGCTTCTCTGCTTTTCGCAGCGCGCACGATTCGCACCCGTAGGCGTTCAAGATGGTCTTCAGCGACCGTTCGCTTCCGTCGCCCCGGTGAACCTCGAATGACTCGCGCTCGGCGTTCACCGCGTCACCTCCCGGTTCAACACGTCGAGAACCTTCGCGATCGTCTCGTAGCCCGGGTTTTCCGTCTCTCCGCGAGCGATTCGATAGAGCGTCTCGTAGTGCACGCCAGACTCGCGCGCGACCCATCGCAAGTTGTAGCCCTCGAGACGCTTCCTGATTTTCTCTAGTGTTTCCATGCGTTTAACCTCCTCGTTCACTTTTTCTGAAGAACGCGCTTGCAAACATACGCGAGCGCGCGTACAAACGCAAGCACCCCAGCAACCGGAATCGTCCGACCGCTGAAGCAAGGCAACACATGGCAATCTCAATCAAACGCACGTCGAACGCTCACGCGAACGGCGTCAAACTCCTCGTCTTCGGCGCTGCCGGAGCCGGGAAAACCACGCTCATTCGCACCCTCCCGAACCCCGTCATCATCTCGGCGGAAGCCGGGCTCCTCTCGCTCGTCGGCGAAGACCTGCCCTACGTAGAAGTGTCGACGATGGCGGAGCTGCACGAAGCCTTCGCCTGGGTAGCCGAGTGCGCCGAGGCCCGCGCCTTCGAGTCGGTCGCGATCGATTCCATCTCGGAAATCGCCGAGGTGGTCCTCAACCATGAGAAGAAGATCGCGAAGGACCCGCGCCAGGCGTACGGCGCGATGCAGGAGCAGATGACGGACCTCATCAGAGCGTTCCGCGACCTGCCCCGCAACGTGTACATGTCGGCGAAGCTGGAGAAGTCCGCCGACGAGATGGGGCGCGTCAGCTACGCCCCGTCAATGCCCGGTAACAAGACCGGGCAAGCGCTGCCCTACTTCTTCGACGAGGTGCTCGCCCTGCGCGTCGAGAAGGACGCCGACGGCAACCCGCAGCGCGCCCTCATGTGCGCGCCAGACGGCCTCTGGACGGCGAAGGACCGCAGCGGTCGGCTCGACGCCTGGGAAGCGCCGGACCTTGGCGCGGTCATCCGCAAGATTGCCGGAGGTGCGTCGTGAGCATCCGCGACAGTGACAAGACGATGGGCGCGCATCAAGAACACGTCGACGAAGTTGTCGACAAGGTGCGCAAAGTGATCGTCAAAAGCGTTCGCTTTGGCAAACTCGCACCGAACGAGTTCATCCTCGATGCGCTCTTCATCGACCAAGCGCGCAAGGGCTACACCAAGATGACCCCGCAAATGCGGAGCGGTTTCGAAAAGGCGCAGCTCCGTGAAATTCGAGAGAAGCAGTCGCCTGGGCATCGATGCGCAATCGCCTTGGAGTTGGCGATTCTGTACGCGGCGATGGCAGAAGTTGGCGAAAGCCCAAAGGAGTACAGCAAATGACCCAAGAACTCGACACCCTCGCCGCGCAGTGGGCCGACGCCAAGCAGGACGAAGCCATCGCCGTCGCACGCCGCCGCACCATCGAAGACCGTCTCGTCGAGCTCCTCGAGATCCCCGAGACGAAGGAAGGCACGACGAACGCTTCGACGGAGCAGGGCTACCAAATCAAGGTCGTCGGCCGGCTGAACCGCAAGGTCGACATCGAGCGCCTTCAAGAGCTCGCCGCGGAACACGGCCTCTCGGAGCACCTCAGCAGCCTCTTCCGCTGGTCCGCCGACATCAACGCCGCGGCCTGGAAGGCCGCCGCGCAGAGCATCACCGCGCCCCTCACGGGCGCCATCACCACGACGCCCGGGCGACCGAGCTTCACCATCACCAAGAAGGACACCAAGTAATGCAATTCGATTTCGACGCCTCCGAAGTTCCCGCCGCCGAACGCTCCTTCGAGCTCCTGCCCGCGGGTTGGTACTCGGCGACCATCACCGGCGCGGAAGTGCGCGCCACGAAGAACGGGACGGGCTCGTACCTGCGGGTCGAGTTCACCGTCGCCGACCCCGCGGGCCGCAAGGTCTGGAGCAACTACAACGTGCGCAACGCGAACTCCGCGGCGGAAACGATCGGCCGCCAGCAGCTCGCGGAGCTCCTGCGCGCCATCGGGAAGCCCCGCCTCGGCGAC